TCTGTCACAGCTTAAAGTGTCTCACCAAAAAGTGTCTCACTCGCACGAGAAGGGTTGACAGGGCGGTGGCGTTCCCCGCCGCCCCGATCACTCAAGCGGTGCGCTGGAGAACATACTCCATCGACCGTTTGCGCGGCACACGCCGACCGTTGAGCTTCCAGACAATCACGGCAAGTCCGTACTCAAACCGGCGGTGTGCTGTCGCACGACTGATACCATGGTGCCAGGTAATCCGTTTCCACGGCTTGCGGTTGGCGCGCGCCCAAAGGATCTGGCCGATGTCCTTGTCGACCCACCGCAGCCACACCATCGCCTCATCGGCTTGCGTGATCATCCGTGGCGAGGGCAGAGGTCGACGCATCTTCGGCTCCTGTTCGACTTGGTCAGCGAAGCCATGCACGTATTCGGGCCAGGCGCTGACATAGCCCTGTGGGCGTACCGGCGGCAGGCTGCGCATGACGTCTGCCGCGAGGTCCAGCCTGTCAGCTACCATGGCGCGGGTCCAATCATCGGCCATTGCGCACCTCCCGCACCGCGGGCAGCTTGCCGTACAGCTTTTCGCCAAGCTGGCGGATCAGTTCGCGCTCTGGCCAGGTCAGCCGGTGATCATCGAGCGAGACCGCCAGCATGTGCTGTTCCTGCCAGCCATCGCGCTTGACCTGTTCGGGCTCACGGCGATCGCCGCCGTAACCCTTGGGGGTGAACCGCATGCCCATCAGCCCAGCCCTCCCTGCGTCTCGATGGCCCAGAGCAGGATTGCGATCGCGTCGGCCTCGTTGTCATCGACCGGGCTGAAGCCGCGGGCTTGTGCGGCGGCGATCATGGCCGGTTTGTTGGCGTTGCCCTGGCCCGTCAGGAATTTCTTGATGGTGCCAACCGGCACGCCCTGGTACGGCACACCGCGCAACTCGCCCCAGCTGGTCAGAACAGCCAGCAGACCCCCAAAGACATGGGCTGCGTCGGTTCCCACGTGTCGACGCACTTCTTCGAAATAGATCGCCTCGATCGGACCGCTGAGCCGGTCGATCTCGGTCAGCCAGTTGGTAAAGCGCAGATAGCGCATGCCGCCACCGTCGTATCGGCTTGGCTTGAAGCTGACGGTGCCGCTGGTGATCAGGCCGTCAAAGCCGCGGATGGCCCAGCCGGTGGTGGTGCCGAGGTCAAGCGCGAGGATCGTGCGTGGGCCCTGTGCAGGCGGCATGGGCGTTTTCGGGGTTGCGCCGAGATTGGCGTCGGCGAGAGTCGTATCAGCCATGAGTGGTCTCCTCTTCTGGTTGGCTGTTCGGGTGGAAGACGACGGCGGTTGATGCTTGGCGGTACCGGCCGCCGTCGTCGGATGAATGTGTTTCGGGGATTTCTTGTGCACACCAACTTCGCAGCCCAAGTCGAGCCCAGGGGAAGGAAGTGTCTTCCCCGCCTTTAGCGGGGAGGACACCTTCCCCTTTAGGGGGGGGAAAAACCGGTTTTTGAGTTTTGGCGTAACTTATTGTTATTGAATGGAAATAATCAAAACCCAGAATCGTTTTTCCTCGAGGGCAATCCGGTTTTTGAGTTTTGACGCAAGCCATTGAATTTAATGGTGGATTTCCAAAACTCAGAAACCGTTCGTTCAAAATCCGCACCGGTTTTTGGCCAAAATCCGGACGATCCGGAATTTGAAACAGACCTGTTTGGAGGACAATTCTCATTCTGCACCCCCGTCCTGGTCGACCCAGATTTCGGAGTTTTCGACCGGTAGGAGCCCCCCGGTTTCCTCGCACATGAAATGACTCGGCTGCACTTTGATGAAGATGGGAGACACTTCCCCGGTATCGGCATCGATCCTGTCGTCTTCAGTTTTCAGAAGCATCTCCCTGACGCACAGGAACCCGTATTTCGACTGGTTCATCTTGAGGCCGATTTCTGCAGCCTTCTCACCCTGCAGATATTTGACATGGCCCTTGGTAGCGAGAACACGCAGCCGCTCGACAATGCTTGTTTTTCCGCCAAGACTGCCCTTGTTCTCGAACTTCGCGGCGAACTGGGTCGGCGTGAACATCTTGCCGCGCGCTGCCTGCTCGGCGATCATCTGGATGATCACGTCGCCTTTACGCACACGTTCCGCATCGTGCTTGGCCCCAACATCCTTGCGCACCAACCGCTCGTTCATCGGGTTGATCTCGGTCCATTCCCCCTTGACCTTGTCGATCAGTTTGGCCGCCAGCGCCGGCCCGTTGCGCAGCTCGATCTCCAGTTTGCGCTGTGGGCTTTCTTCATCAGGCCGGTGCAGGATCAGGCCAGAGGTGTAGAAGCCGCGCAGAGCGCTAGCTCCTGACAGGGCCAGAAACGGGTCATCCTTGACCTGCTGCTTGCTGAGTTTCTTGGTATGGTGCGCGAGGATCACGCCGCAGTCGGGGTTAATGTGATCGCGTAGAACCTCGACCCGGTCCTTCAGGAAAAACATCATCGCGGTGTTGTCATTTTCACCGCCGCCGTCAGGCCCGCCGTCAAAGAGGTTGCGGATCGGGTCGATGCAAATGATGTCGACCGGATCGGCCGGGAATGCTCGCCGGATAGCCTGTGCGACACGGACGCTGCCCTCGATATCAAGCAGAAGGTTCAGCTTTGGCGTGGCCACCAGATTGTCCCTCGCACCGGTCAGGACCTCTTTCGGCAGGGAGATCTGCTTCATGCGCTCGCGCAGATAGTGGTACTGGATTTCGGCCTGCAGGTAGAACACGCGCAACGGTCGCGGCGGTGTGAAGCCGAGAAACGGCACGCCCGCGGCCATGTGCACCAGCCAGGAGATCAGCAGATCGCTCTTGCCAACCTTGGGTGCGCCACCCAGCACCAGCAGCCCACCCGGCGTCAGAACGCGCGGTGCGATGATGTCGGCGGGCATCGGGCTGTCATCGTCCAGCAGCGCGCCAAGCGTGAAGGCGGGCATCTCATTCGGCGCAGGCGCGGCGCTATCTAAGCGGATGAGCGGCGGTCCATACTTTTCAACATGGCGGGCCCAGAGCCGTTCGGACTCGCGCTTGAGGCGCTCCACCGACCACTGGGGCCGCAGCATTGCGGCGTTGTAGCCGCAGATGCCCTCCCAGCCCTCGTCTTTCGACATCCGGCCCTCATGGACCATGCGGATGAAATACCCGATGGCGGCCGAAGCCCCCTCAAAGCGCGACCAGTCGTCTTGCGCGCTTTCGCGCACCGGGGTGACCAGCACCTCATCGACGGCAGGCTTGTCGGGCGTGGCGAAGTCCGGCTGCAGCGACACGCCCGGTGCCGGCGGCATATCGGTGACAGCTTCGGTGAACTCGCCCAGATCGCGCTCGAGATCTGCGTTCAGCGTGACGATGCGCACTTGGGTCTTGAGGCTGTTCTTGTAATAGACCGAGCCTGCCACGCGGATGGGCTGATGCGCTGAGCGGAAATGCATATCGCCACCGACCTTGGCGGCAATGTCACCGCGGATACGGGTCACGCGCGCGATGTCGCTGCCCTCGGCAGGCTCGGTCAGTTTCCACCAGACATGCGCCTTGTGCTGGCCGTCTGGCGTCACACCGCCGCTCTCGACCACCATCGTGGGTGGGCCGAGATGACGTTCGAGATGCGCCCGCTTGGCGGCAATGTCGCCGGTGTCGATATCGACGACCACAGCCTGCATCTGCTGAATATCCGCTGCCTTGGCCTGTCCTTGCTCGGCAACAGTACCGGGGATGACATAGACGGCAGCACCTTCGCGCGCGGCCCAATTGGCGAAGGTGGTCATCTTGTCGGTGACATTTTCACCAGCATTGATCCAGATGTTATGCGGGCGGCCATCAAAGCCCTGCCCCTTGTCGATGAAGCTGCGGACCGGGATCAGGCTGTCGCAATAGCCGAACACCACCTCCATGAACTGGGCGATCTGCTCAGGGTCCGGCTCATCGCCGAACACATCGATCTGTGGCGCGGCATCGTTGAAGTCCCGCCACGGGTTGAAATGGACGAGATTTTCCTTGGGCGTCTCAGAGGATGGGTCATCCGATGGGGTTTGAGGGTCGTCGTGATTGGTGCTCATGGTGGCATCCTCCGTGTCGTTTGGGGTGTCGGGTGGATCGTTTGGGGCATCCGTCATGTCGGCAGCCCCCAACACCGCTCTGCCCAGGAGCAGAACCGGCATTCGAAAAAGTCGCGATTGGCGGCGACGCGCGGCAGCAAGTCACCTGCGTCAGTGGCCTGCAGGATCCGAACGCCGCGGTCGGACATGCGCTGCGCGAGATCGGCGTCGAAAGGCACCAGCTCGTGGTGCATCTCTGCCGTGTCCTTGTTGATGGCGGTGAACACGGCGGGGGCAGCGCTGATGCCCGGCACGCTTGCTTCCATGTAGGCTTGGTAGACGGCGATCTGGGCGGCATAGACAGGCTTGGATTTGGTGACGCCATCCTTGACGCAGGCGCGCCAGTTCTTGGCGTTCATGGTTTTGCATTCCCAGAGTGCGGGGACGGCGAGGCCGAAGCCTTCCGGCCCGGCGGCAAAGATGCCATCGACATGACCGCGAATGCGCCCGCCCGCGACAGAGAACCCGAACTGGCCACCGTCAGGACGATTACCTCTCTGCGTATAGATCTCGAACCCCGCGCCGCGCAGCCAGCGGATGGCGAGGTCTTCCAGCTCGTGCCCAATGGCGAAGATGCGCAGCAGCTGGCCGGAGAAGTCCTGCCCCTCGTCCTTGGGCGTGTGTGTGAACTCGAACTGCAGGGCGCGTTCGCAGGCGTGGCCAAGCCGCGAGCCACCAAGGTAATCACGGGGCGTGCGGGTGGCGTTTTCAGCGGTCAGAGCTGCATCAATGGTCTCGTTGACGCACTCGGCGAAGCTGGCTTTGTGATTGTAATCCAGCATCAGAAGGGTACCTCCGATTGGCTGGCGATCTCGACCATGGCTTCACGGAATTCGGTCACGGCGATCTCAATCAACCAAAGAACCTGGACTTCGGTGAGATCGCAAAGGCGCGTGTTCCAGCCGTATTTCTCCATCTGGCGCGCTACGGGCTTGAGGCTGCCCAAGATCGCCATGTGCTCTTCTTCGGTTATCTCTGCCATGTTCAGTCCTTTCCTGGCTTTTCGTGTGAAGGCTGCCTGGCACTGCATTGAGCAGAACCAGCGGTATGTGCGTTTGCCGCGCGGCCTATTCGGATCGAACCAACCGAAGCCGCGGGTGCGGGAGGTGCAGGCGGCGCAGAGCGTGCCGCGCGGATGCCACAGGCGATCAAAGCTCGGGCGATCCGCAGCCTCTGTGGGCGGGGATGGGATTTGCGCGACATGGCTCATGCGGCCTCCCGCGCGGTTGGGGCCGCGCTGGTGATCAACCCGCGAATGGCGCGCTTGTTGAACCCGAAGGTCATCAGC